TATAGAAAAATTAGTGAATATATCTATACTGAATTGGACATCAGAAGGGAAATATAACTCTCCATCTAATTCATATTCTTCTAATTCACTTTCTTTTTCTATTATTATTAGTTTGTTTTTAGTCATTTTCTATCCCCATCTGAGATGATATACCCAACTGAGATGATATCCCCATCTGAGCTGATAGCCCCACCTGAGATGATATCCCCATCTGAGATGATAGCCCCAACTGAGCTTATAGCCCCACCTGACCTTATAGACCGACCTGACATTATATACCCATCTGACCTTATAGCCCCAACTGACCTTATATACCCACCTGAGATGATATTCCCAACTGATCTGATAGCCCCATCTGAGATGATATCCCCATCTGAGATGATATACCCACCTGAGATGATATTCCCAACTGAGATGATAGCCCCATCTGAGATGATATACCCATCTGAGCTTATAGCCCCATCTGAGCTGATATTCCCACCTGAGATGATATTCCCACCTGAGATGGTATACCCACCTGAGCTTATAGCCACATCTGAGATGATATTCCCAACTGAGATGATATTCCCATCTGAGATGATATACCCATCTGAGCTGATATTCCCACCTGACCTTATAGAAAAATTAGTGAATATATCTATACTGAATTGGACATCAAAAGGGAAATATAACTCTCCATCTAATTCATATTCTTCTAATTCACTTTCTTTTTCTATTATTATTAGTTTGTTTTTACTCATTTTTTATTCCCATCGGCTATTCCCTGTTGCCTTACTCTAATGCTCTCTCGTTCCCTTCTTTTCATCATCTCATCGGCTATTTCATAGGCTAGTTTCGCTAATGCATACGTAGTACCTGCTTTATTAAAATCTATTGAACTAATAGCCATCCCCGCAAACCAATCTCTTAACTCGATATTATTCTTCATTTATTTACCCCTTTATTTTTACTAATTAACTCTAAATGCATAATAATCTAATATTTCGTTCTCGTTATGGTCGTAACTCGCGAAATGATTACCGTATCCGTATAATGCGGAATATTCTTCTTGTACTGCATCTATTTTCAATAACATTAATTCACCTAGCAACTCAAAGTTATCAGCCTTTTGAGCCCTATCTATCATATCCTGGCCCAGTCCTGTTATACCTGCTATAAATGAAGAGTTAAAGCAACCCAGCGTATAAGTATCGCTTGATAGCTCATCGATCATAATCTGATCAATATCTTCTTTTCTTATAAATCTATAACCGTCTACCTCAAAATCTGATTCACTTTCCTTAATATTCCCGATAACCTCTTTCCAGTCATCTACTAATTCTTTTATTTCTTTTATATCTGATAGTGATATTCTTGAATTATATGCGTTAAACTTATCCTGATCTATGAATTTTATATATGTGTCCTCTTTCATATCTAAAAACTCATCGGCATGTACTTCATTGAAATCTTTGTCTCTGTATATCTCATCTATCATTAAATATGCTTTCTTCATTTTAATTAACTCCTCTAACTAATGACACGATGAGCCAACACAATACAACTAATATTACTAATAGTGCGCCTGACATGATGAGTGCTTCTGTGACTGGTGGGGTTATATATACTATCGCTGATGTGAATAATGTAGCTGTAACACTCATTATTATATAGTCTCTGATACTTAATCTCTCTGATTGTTGTTTTGTTTGTAGTAGCATTTTATTTTCTCCCTTTGTTTTATATTTACTTAGTCTAACTCTGCCTTGAACTGATTCTGGTCCGTTCCTTTACTTTCTCGCTCGATCTTCTCCATAATTGCCATTCTTGTGAATCCAGCAAATGATACGTAATCCTTACCTTTAAAGTAATCGTTTATTCGTCCCGCATCACCATCGCTTAATGTGATTGTAATTGCTTTTTTTATTGTTTTCCCTAACTTTTCCATTTTTATCTACCTCCATTTGTTTTACTTTACGTTATATAATATACCCTATTAATCGGTATGTGTAACATCGAAAGATCCTGTTGTGTTAGGTGATTGGGCCTTATGTGTTAGTACAGGTTCTTTGGTGTCGCTATACTTTATTCCATGAGGGACTCGATAAATATCTATCATTTAACCCTATGGGCTTAATGGGTTGTATACAAAGGTAACCTTTCTGAGGGGTTACTTTGTTGGTTGTGTTGTATATGATAGTCTAGGTAATTGGATTTGATATCTGGTGAGTTTTCTGCAAATCTGCAAGTGCTAGGCTCAACGTGCAGAAAACTTTTTTGGTGTTGGGTTGTTGTGTGTAAGTTTTTTTTGTTTTTTTGGTGTTTCTGTTGGGTTTGGTTGGTTGTGGTTTGTTTTGGCGTGATGTGACTGGTGGTGATGTGGTTGTTGTTTTCTTTGTTTGTTTCAGGGTTGTTGTGCTTCGTGCAACGTGACGTAGCAGTTTGAATTTCCTCATGTGTGTTTATAACAAGTTATAAATATATATATATAAAAATCGCGAGACCCCCCTTATACTACCCCTCTGGCAGGTACTTTTGATGGTGGTACTACCCTGACCCCTAAAAAGTTTTCTGCACGTTGAGGCTAAATGATGCGTTTTTGCAGAAAACTATTCGAAAAACCTCGTCAAATATAGTGACTATTGTATACGATACTATATATATTACTATATTAAAATGTATACAGTTATAACTATATTGACATACTTATTACTTTACTGTACTATATATATAGCTCTTTGATATAGTATTTTAAATTATTAAGATACTTCCCTAACTTTTAAACTGTTACCAGTTATTAGTTATCGTAATCCACACTATTATTTATTTATACAGTTACTTTATTGCTGTGGATTGGCTGAGAGGTTGGTTATATGGGATGTGAGGAATGTATTGGGTTGGTTAGTTGTGCTTTGTTGGCTGTTAGTTATATGGGCTTTGAGTGGCCTGTTATCGGTGTATTTGATGGGCGTGGTTGCTGATTGTCAGCCAACACTCAACCCTTCCCCCTCTTCACCCGTCAAATAGTCCACCGGGTTAGTAATTAAAGACTTAGACAATTAAAGATGTAGACCGGCAGAGGGTCAGAAAGTTGGAAGGGGGGTACATTGGGCTTTTCGTTATTTATACTTGGCTGCCACCCCAACACCCAACAACAAAAAAACCCAAATAGTTATCATAACAATGTATAGTACAAAAAAACCCAAACAATTATCATAACAATGTATAGTACAAAAACCAATATATAAAAAAACAAACAGTTATCATAACAATGTATAGTACAAATCAAAGAATTATGATAGAATAATGACAGCAGTCACCCGCTGCCCCTTTGTAGGTGGCTGCTGTAAAAACCCCAATTAATCATCACAACGTACAGTACATATAAATTATATATGATAGAATTAGTATATGGATAATTTAATGGATAGAGATGATATAAGTATTAAGGATAAGATGAGGGATAAGGAGTTAACGGAGATTACATCTGTTACCAGTATTATTAGTGATGTGCGTATAAAGGATCGTTTAGCGGGGAAGGCTTTCTCTGCATTAGAGCGGAGACTTGAGCCTAGGACAAAGATGTGTAATACGTGTAAAGGTGAGGGAGAGAAGAGTAATGGTGACCAGTGTGGGATGTGCCAAGGTCAGGGATTTGTCATTGAGGATGCTGACATGAGAGCTATTGAGTTGGTACTTGCCCCTAAATTTCCTAAGACGAATATAAATTTAAATGCGGATTTGGACCATATGAGTACAGATGAATTGTTTGGGGCAATAGAAAAGATGTAGAATAGGGTAGGGATTTATGTTGAGCGCTGAGGATCCCTAATAAGTAGAAAGGAGAATTATATGTCAAAAGGAAAAGATTTCGTGCCTGGACAACCTGGTACTATGAATAAGACGAATACTGGATCTGCTGGTAAAGCAGTGGGTCTTAGTAAAGGAACTGACGGACCTGTTATAAGAATGGGCGGTAGTAAGTAAGAATGGCTGGGTCTGTTAAACGGCGAGTCCGTAAACTTCGTAGTGTTGGGAATAACGAGTTTGCGGACTGGCTTGAGGCCCGAGAGGTTGCTAGGTCTGAGACTATTCCATTGTGGAGATGGGAGCAAGAGAACCCTAAACCTGAGGGAGATAACTCTGCGCCATCTGCAGCAGTTGTTGCTACACGTAAGAATTACATTAATTTTTTTAAAGAGAAAATTGACCTGAAGAAGGTGGTGATACCTGAGGTAGATCAGGATATTATTAATAAGATTCGTAAGAATAAAGAGGTCCTTAAAGGTAAGGCTGAGAAGGCTACTGAGAACGAGTTACGTACTATTTATAAGGTATTGAAGCGGTTAGATAATGAAGAGAAGAAGATAAAGTATAGGTATGACTTTAAGGCATTTGACGAGGACTTTTTTGATGACTTGCAGGACCGTGTGCCTACAGCTGACTTCCACTTTGAGATGGTTGGTCTTTATAAGGCTGCGCCAAGAGCTTGTGTGGTGTGTCCTAGGGGTCATGCGAAGTCAACGACTGCACGTAAGTATTTATTACATCAGATTTTATATAAGTTAAGTACGTATATTATTATAGTTGGAGCGAGTGAGGAGATGGCTGCCCAGAATTTGAGGTGGGTGAGGGACCAGTTGACTGATAATGAGAAGTTGACTGATGTGTTTGGTTATTTCAAGAATAAGGATAAGTGGGCAGATACAGAGTTCCAGACTAATACGGGGATTAAGGTGAGTGCTAAGGGTGCTGGCCAGAAGATACGTGGTGCTAATGAGAAGGGTCGGCCAGATTTAATATATATAGATGACTTAGAGGAAGATGAGCAGGTGAGTAGTAAGGACCGTAGGTCTAAACTGGCGAAGTGGTTTAGTCAGGCGTTGTTGCCGTGTAAGTCTCGTAATGGGAGAGTTATTATTACGGGCACTATTTTGCATATGGACTCATTGTTACAGAATATTTCTGAGAATAAGGTGAAGGACCATGTGTCTTGGCAAGTACTTTGGTATTCTGCGATTAGCACAAAGAACGGTAAGGAGACGGCGTTATGGCCTGAGCATAAGCCGTTAGTTGAGTTGCAGAGATTACGTGAGATTGACCCTGAGACATTTGCGCAAGAGTATCAGAACAACCCCAGTTCAGGTGCGATGGCAGTGTTCCAGAGGGATGAGTATAATTATATAACCAGTGATGACATACGAGTAACTAAGGAGGGGGATACGTATGTTCGGAATAAGAAGGTTAATGTGTTGATGACTACTGACCTTGCGTTATCAGAGAGGGAGGGTGCTGACTATACGGTGTTTATGATGACGGGTATGGACGATGACAGTAATTTATATGTACTGGAGTATGAGCGGTTTCGCTCATCAGATCCATATGAGCAGATAAATATTATATTTGAGATGTTACAGAAGTGGTCGTGTGACTCGATTACAATGGAGCGGGTGGCACTGCAGCATACATTTAAGAAGATGTTGGACCGAGAGATGACGGTACGTAATAAGTTCTTCTTTATTCATGAGATAGCTCGGAGTAATATTAGGAAGATATATAGAATTAAGTCATTAAAGGCCCCTATTAAAGCTAATAAGATTTTCTGGGACCGTGAGCATTATGTGATTGAGGAGGAGTTATCACAGGTAACGGCAACGTCACTTGGCACGAGAGATGACGTGATCGATGCGCTGTCTGATGCATGGGAGATACAAGTGCAGTTAACAGAGACAACTACAAAGAGTACGCCTGAGATAAATACACTTGCGTGGTGCATTGAGCAGGGGGGCTTTTTGACATGTGACGAGCAAGACGAGCAGATGATGTATGATAGTGGTGAGGGTTATAATGACAATTATAATGACAATTATAGATATTAAGTGGAGGATTACATGGCTGAGCAGAAGTTAGAGTTTGATGAGTTATATGAGGAAGAGTTAGTCGGAGAGGATTTTTCTGGCAATAAGAAGCATGCTAAGAAGGCAGTTAATCAAGTGATTGCTGTGTTTGAGAAGTATAGAGATTTGCGTAATTTTCAGCGTGGTGGCAAGCAATTTTCTCTACCTCGTGAGTGGGACAAAAGATATCGTATTTATAAGGCGATATATCTTAAGGGAGATCATAGTTATGATGGGACAGCGCATGTATTTAACCCGATTTTACGTAAATCTGTGAATACAATTGAGTCTGAGATTAGTAATGCGCTATTTAGTCGTGAGGACTATTTTAGTGTAGATGCTAGGGGGAATGACGAGGAGAGTATTGAGATGTCCCGTGAGGCATATGGCACATTGAAGTATTATTCTGACCAAGAAGACTATGTGTATAACTTTGAGCTGGCAGTAAAGCAAGCACTTATATATGACTCTACTTGGGTGGAGTCTGTGTATTCTAAGAAGAAGGTTACTGGTGTTTATCGAAGTAAGAAGACAAGTCCTGTGATTGACCCTAGCACACAACAACCAGCAGCAGACCCTAATACAGGGGAGCCATTTTTAGATACAACAATTGAGATTCTTGAGATCGACGAGGACAAACCTACAGTTAAGATCGAGGTTCGTGACATATACCGAATGTATGTGAATCATTTATTGGATGATCCTGAGAAGGACGACATTATTTATCAGGATGCGATGACAACGCAGCAGCTATTAAATATGAGTGAGCGTGGTGTGTACAACGAGAAGGCAGTGTCTGAGATGTTGGCATCGCAGTCTACATATGGTGATTCGTTTGGTGATGGTAGTACACAGGGAGGTAGTACTGCAGGTCATACATTTATAAAGGACACAGTAATTCGTGAGAACCAGGAGACAGATCAGACGTATGAGGTCCTTAGATTCCAGGGGTTATTTACGACTAAAGACGAGACATCCGGCGACAAGATACGCAAGATTTTCTGGATAGATATCGGTGAGAGAGCTCACTGTCTACGATTAATTGAAGGCCCTGTGATCGGAGATTTTAAGACATTTTCAGGGTGTAATTATGACAGTATGGTGGGTGAGTTTAATTCTGACTCTGTGATAAGTCCGTATGCAGATCTTCAGTTTAGTACGAACGATAAAGAGAATCAGTCGTTAGATGCGTTAACATTTAATTTGAACGGTCCAATTGAGGTGCAGCAAGGATCTGGGATTAAGGCATCAGACCTCATATTAGCGCGTAAGAAACCTAATGTACCATTATTTGTGAAGCAGAGAGATTCTGTGCGTAAGATTACCGTTGATGTCCCATTGGCTCATTTAAATAACGAGCAATTTCGTATTCAGAATATGATAGAGAGTGGTACAGGGGCAACATCGTTAGCAGCTGGATCACCTACTGGGACACAAGCTGACAGATCAGGTAAGGCATTAGATACGTTAATGGGCCAAACACGTTCACAATTCAGCAAGTTTTTACGTAAGGCTGAGAAGCGACTTGTAGAGAAAAGTTTACAGAAGTGCTGGGATATAATTATACAGTTTTTTGACGATGATATTTTGATAGCTATCCAAGGGTCAGACGGTGTGATTAGTAGTAAAATGCAGACACCATCTGAGATTGTTGGTCAGTTTAGATTGAGTGTGTCTACTGGTTCTGAGTATTTAAAAGAACGTCAGAACCGTGATGCGATATTAGAGTTATTGAGTATAGCGTCTATAAATGACAAGTTTATGGGAGCTCTTGATGTAGTGCCAATGTTGCAGGACATAGCGACTAGTCTTTCACCTAAGTTAGCTAAGTATGTGAACCCAGACAATTTAGTGAGTCAGATGCAGAACCAGATCGCACAATTACAGCAGGCATTAGAGAAAGTTGGCGCACAAAATAAAGATTTATTTCAAGAAGGTGAGCGATTACAAGGTGAGACACAAGAACTAAGGACTAATTAAATGAAAGAACAGACACCTGAGGAGTTATCGTTTATACAAGACCGAGTAGATATCACTGATTTAGTGGATAGTAGAGGCTGGAATATAATTGACTTACTTCTTAAAGAAAAATTGTCTATTATAAAGGATAAAATGTATTATTCAGATGACCCATACGTTGTTATGAGTTGTGCCAAACAAATAGATGGTATAATGTTTATATATGACACTATAAAAGATTTAACTGATATAGAATCAAGAATTTCAGAATAAATTTTATAGATCGTAATTCCTACGTGGTCGTAACCCACGTTAAAAAGACGTTAAGGAGAACAAAATGGCATTAGAAGATATAGAGATAAAAAACGCAGATGACGTTGAGACTGGTATCAAATCTTTAATAAGCGAAGGTTTATTTGGAGACTTGAGTGCGCAATCAGATTCAGAAGAAGTTGTGGAGCAAAAAGTTTCAGATGAGGCTCAGTCTGAGAATAATACAGAAGAAGAAAAAGAAGACAGTGACATACCAAATGCTAGTATCAGATTAGATAAGATGAGAAAGCAGAGAGATGATGATAGAGATAAGGTATCTGCCCTTGAGAACCAGCTATCTGAGTTAAAGGGTATGTTAAATGTCATGAATAACAAAGAAGAAGAGTCTGTAGACGAAGACCCTACTCAGTATATGGATGAGACACAGAAATCTCTTTATGAGAAGCATGAGATTCTTACAAAAAAATATGCAGAATTAGAAAAATCTGTAGGGAAAATTGAGACCGATAAGGTACAAGAGTCGCTTCTTAAAGAAGAGAATTTATTTTTTGATAACAACCCTAATTTAAAAGCAAAGCAACAAGAGTTAGTAGATGGTATGTATGTTTATTTAAAAGCAAAACCTGATATTGCCCAATTATTGGCTGATAGAAAACTAACTGTAAATGAAATATATGGGATGTATGAAGCAAGTAGGCCTAAATCTAGTACTAAAACTCAGGTTAAAAGTCCTGATAAAGTATTTAGTGGGCATTCTGGGTCAGTACCATCTGAGAAAACTGTAGACATGGCTAATAATAGAAAGAAAGCATTAAGTATTCTTAATGATCCGAACTCTACTAATAAAGCAGACGCTGTTAATTATGGGATAAATAGTTTTGCAGAAAATCTTCTTTCTTAATTTAAATTAACAAGGAGAAATAAAAATGGCTACATTAAATAGTACCTATGTACAGGACGCTAACGCAACCAATAGAAGAGACGTATCGGATTACGTCACAAACATATCACCAAAGGATTCACCTTTATTCTCGCTAGTCGCAAGTAATTCTGCGTCTGCTAGAGTTAAAGAAGTTGTTGTAGATAGTCTTACAGCTGCTAATAAAGACAATGCACTTCCAGAGGGCGGTTCTTTAACCACTCCTCAGACAATTATACCTAGAGACATTGAGAGTAATGTCATGCAAATCTTTACTAAAACTATATCTGTAACAGGATCACAAGAAGTTGTTGCAAAGTATGGTGGTGTTGTTTCTGAGATTGCATATGTCACTAAAAAGAAATTTACTGAGCTTGCTACTGACGTTGAGGAAGCATTCATTCAAGGATCATCTGCATCAGGTACAACTGCTGTAGGTGCAGGTCGTAAATTATCGGGACTTATTGAGAAAATAACTACTAATATTGTAGCAGCTACCGCTTCAGGCGCAGCATGGACAGGAACTTCTGATGCTAATTTAGCAGATTTTGAGGATCTATTTAACGACTTACTAGATACAATGTGGAGCAATGGGCAATCTGCAGACACTATTCTTGTTGGCGGTAATCGTAAACGAAGAATTTCTAAATTATCTACTAAAGTAACAAGAAATGTAAAAGCTGAAGAGAAAACACAAATTCTTTCAATTAATATGTATGATTCCGACTTTGGGACTGTAAATATTATTCTTGATAGATATGTGCCTGACGCTAATATTATTGCTCTTGCACTTGATATGTGGGAAGTAAGTTATCTTCGTAGATTCCAAGAGAAAAAATTAGCTGTAACTAATGACAGTACTCAAGTTGCTATCATTGGTGAGTTAACGCTTGATGGTAAAACACAAAAAGCTGGTGGTATTATTACTGCTACTTAAGCTATAATGAAAGGATGGGGAGTTTGTGTAGTAGCATCTCCCCTCCTTTTTTGTCTTATCTCATAACATTGTATAGGAGGATGTTATATGTTTTCATTTCAAGAACTAGCAATTGCGTCAGGAATTGACCTTGAGCGCATAAATCCATATGAGTCAGCCTACGCACAGAAATTAGAGATGGCTAACCAATTAGTTAGAAAATGGATGACAGATCCTGAGAATAGAGCGTATTTAGATAGAAAAAAAGCGGACTATATCCATAAAAAAGGGTGGACTGAGAACAGAGGTCTTAAACATGAGTGTGATATACCACAAGATGCATTTGTACTCCTACCTAAAGAAATAAGAAATGATAAAAAAGCACTAATGCAATGGGTTAAAACACATCACCCATATTTACTTCACAGTAGCATAGTATGAGTCATCACTCTGTAGACTGGATACCAGATGAGTTATTTGAGAAAGTGTCTATTCTATGGACTCTAGAGTTTGGGTATACAAAGTATGATATGCCTACTATATGGTTTGAGCATGGGATACCTGATAGCAGTATTATAAGACCAGACCAGTGGCATGATGACATTCATTACTTCTGTAATAATTCATGTACATATGAGTTTTTAAAAGAAAAAGGTTTAAAAGCGTATCATATGGGTAGTATATTTCTTGATCGAACAATTCCAACTAAAAAGAAACCCCATTTACTTGTCTATGCTCCACAGCATTTTAGATTTGAGGACCATGACATGCCTGTGGAATGGAATCATCCACCATTAACGAGAGAAGAACTTAAGACTCTATGTAAAGAACACTACTGCGATGACTTTGTGACTACAGTGACAGAAGACACTAATAGAGACTTATACCAGGATTTAAATATATTATTCAGTGATAGATTTGAGACATTTGCAGTCAGTCACTTTGCTAAATGTAAGTATTTATATGAGAACGCTAAAGTAATTTATACAGATGTGATGTCTACATTTGACATTACTGGAGAGCAACACGGTATAAAAATATTAGGAAGAGATAAACAACGTCATAATAGTCCTTATATGCATGTAAATAAGGGTCGTAAAATAGAGGTTCTTATTGATGGGAAGAGCTGTAGTCGAATTATAGAAAAAATAGAAGAGATTATAAAGGATTATAATAAATGAAATTCTTAGACATGTTAGAACTTAAGTTTATAAACTTCTATAAAGCCCCTATATTTATGAATAATCGAGTAAAGTATAGATCAGAATGGAAAGAATATATACCTTTTGGGTTTTTCTTATTAGCACTAACTAAACCTAAAAAAATAGTAGAGTTAGGCATTGGTGCAGGTACTTCTTACTTTTCTTTTTGCCAATTTGTTAAAGAGTATAAATTAGAATCTAAATGCTATGGAATAGAGAATTGGGTAAATTATGACAAAATAAAAGAAGCTTCTGATAAAATAAAAGAACTAAATTCTGAATATATCAACTTCTCAACTATCATAGAAAAAGATTTTAAAGATACAGATATCAATAATATTGATTTTCTTAACATAGACTTAATTAAAAAGTATTCTGATATAAAAGAAATAGTAACAGATTTCATACCACGAATGAGTGATACAGGTATTATTTTAATAAATTATATAAATGACTTTTCTCATAACTGTGAGATATCACGTTATTGGACTGAGATATCATTAGAGTATCCATCTATCAGTATGAATTTTTCAAAAGGATTAGGAGTGATATGTGTGGGTAAAAATATAAATAAAAATTTAAATGAATTTATAAATTCAGATGACTTAAATCATTATGAATCTATTTTTAGATTAATTGGAATGTCATTATGATGGAGATTAATAAACCAGAAGGGTGGAAGCTTCGTATATGTGTTATTTCAAGACAAGAGGGGTTCTGCTATTACTACCGTATCAAATGGCCATTAGCGGAGCTTGAGAGAAGAGGACTAGTTGAGGTAATTGGAATTGATTTAACTAATAAGGAGTTCATTAAGAATCCAGCTCAGTGGTTTGATAAAGTTATTGACTGGGCAGATATATTTATATTCCAGTACTCAGCTCCATCAGATATTCTCACAAAATTTAATGACCTCTGTATAAAAGAAAAAATACCTAAATTATTTATATCTGAGTTTGATGATGATGTCACTCAAACACATCCGTCCAATAGATATTATAGATATGGAGGTTTAGAAAACATTAAAATAAATAATAAGTGGCTTTGGAAAGATAAAACACTTTGTGACCACTCAAATGAGCATAAAGATAAAACTAAAGAAGAACAAAAAGAATTTATTTTTGATTTAGATTTAAATAGAAAACGAGTTTTAAAAATATTAAGAGCGGTCATGTACTCAGATATTATAACGACTACAACTAAAGAATTAGCGAACGTATTTAGAACTTATAACAGTAATATCTGTGTTTTACCAAATTATATTAACCCAGATGTGATGCCAGATGGTAAAAAGAAAAAACGTGACTATATATTAATTGGATGGCAGGGCGGGGATAGTCATCATCATGACTTAAAACTTATTATGCCAGCATTAAAAAGAATTAAAGATGAGTATAAAGATAAGGTAAAGTTTAGATTTACAGGAGCTAAATTTACTAAAATGTATAAAGAGTTAGATGCTGAGTTCATACCCTGGATTGAGCCTGATAAATTTTATGATAAATTTTCAGAAGATATATTAGATATAGGACTAATTCCGTTATTAGATCCTGAGGTAAATAAATTTAATATTTCTAAATCAAATATAAAATGGCTAGAGTATTCTTATTATGGTATACCATCAGTAGTCTCTGGTTGTAAGCCATATATTCAGAATATTGAGAATAATGTTACCGGAGTTTTATGTCACTCAACAAATGACTGGTATGATTCGATTAAAACATTAATTGAAGATCCATTTTTAAGATTTAACATTGGTGCTAATGCGAAAAAAGAAGTGAATTTAAAATATACCATTCAGACTCATGCCCATAAATGGTATGATTTTTATATGGCAGCATTAAAAAATAAGATAGAATATATTAATGATCTTTAATCTGTTAAAATAAATACGGAGGACCTTATGCCAACATTCACATTTACAAGTTTATTTACAAACGACAATTTAACTAGAGCTAACTTTATTACTAACCTCAGAACAAGAGTGGATGAAGACACAGCTGATACAATTACAGATATACAAATTCAGTCATTTATTAGACAGGGTAATTACGACATCTGTTTTAGAACAAAATTATTACCTGAGTATGCGACTGTTTCTTTAGATGGATCATCATCTTATACATTACCGGAGGATATGGTTGAAATAGGAAGTTTATATTTTGTGAGCACAGATAGCCCAGCCAGATATACATTGATTGAGCCTACAAATTTACAAGAACTTACACAACGTGGGTATGATACAGGTTCAACAAATTATTATATAAGAAATGGGCAGAATATAGAGATTTTTGGTAATACACCTATAACAGGAACATTTAGAGCATATGGTACTAGAATACCTACATTTCCTGCTACAGACGGTGCATTTATAGATATACCTAATCAATATTTAGAATTAATGTATTTATGGTGTGAATGGAAGTTTTGGGTAAGACGAAGAGAGCCAGACGAAGCTGCTATTGCACGAGATATTTATTTCAATCTCATTAAACTAGTAGCGGGACAATTAGAAAGTCAATATCAGGAAGGATTATCTGTGTACGGTAATGGCTAAAAATTCATCACAATTCATTATTGATAAATTTTCTACAGGATTAAATATAGTTGATAGTCCTCATGATATGGAGAACTCTGATTTACAGATTGCTCAGAATGTTACATATTTATTATCTGGGGAAGCAGAATCCATTGATGGGTTACTTCAGGTAGGCGGTACAATTACTGTAAATAGTAGTACCGCAACTAAGATATTAGGTGGCGTTAAATTTAATGGAAACATTTATTTATTGGCTAGTAATGATTCTGAAGCAAGAATGGTATACCTTAATTCTGGCACTTGGACAGAAGTATCAAGTGTTAACTTCGATCCTGATGCCTTGGCTGATTTCGAGATATATAACGATAATATATGGTTTGTTAATGGATTAACTACAAATTCAAATGTATTACATTTTATCAATACATCAAATACATTGTCAGGATTAACAGTATCATCTGGACTTGAAGAGGGAATAAATAGAATAGTTCTTCATTTAGAACGCATATGGATTTCTAAGAATAATAAAATATTTGTATCAATACAATTCCCTACAGCAGCAGATGGAGACTGGGATGCTACAAGAGACTATGCTGGATCTAATGCCCCTGGATTAATTCAGCTAGATAATAATACTGAAGACCAAATAGGAAGAATGGTGTCTCATTTTGGTCAGTTAACTGTATTTAGAGAATTTACAATATTTGTTGTAACTGGAGTTACTATATTAACTTCTACTATTGTTAAATCATTTAATTCTAGAGGGGTTATATCTGATTTCTCTATAGGTAAGTCAGATTTATCTATTTACTTCTTATCTAGAGAAGGTGTAAAGCAATTTAAAGGGATTACTACACAAGATCAGACTACTCAATTTGATTCAATCAGCTCTATTAGTATTGATAGAAAAATAAAACCTGAAATAACTACATTCCCAGATATCACTCTAGCCAGAGGTTATGCCTTTAAAGATAAATATTATTTATCAGATGGGAATACAGTTACGTTAGTATTTGATGAAATCACAGGTGGGTGGAGTAAATGGACAGTAGGTGGAGCTGAGGTATTTATAGAAGACGGTGATAATTTATTCTGTGCTAAAGGATCAAAATATTATCAGATTAATGCCAACGCTTCAGGGTCGGTTACTTCGCATATTAGAACAAAAGATTTTAACTTAGAAACAGACCAGTTTTATAAGTTATTTGAGAAATTATTAGCAACATTTAAAACATTCACATCATCAGAAAGTGTTATACTTGAGTGGTATATAAATGGCGTAGAAGGTACATCTGGCACAAAAGATGTTACATTAATAGGGGCAGGTATTGAATGGGATGCAGGTATTACCTGGGATTCTGGATTAAACTGGGACTCAGGTAGCATTAAGTTTGTTTCAGAAAAAAAGAGAAATTTAGGATATGGAGTTACTATATCATTTGGAGTAAAAGCTACTGGTACTAGTAGATTCTCTATAAGTGGCTTTGATTTATTATATGAATTAATGCGTAAGGAGGCATAAAAATGAGTACAATTAGTTTAACCAATATAATTGCAAATAGTTCAATTAGCTCGTCAGTAGTTAATGCTATATTTGCAGAGATAGAAGAATTTTTTAATGGGGCAACTGCTAGTGCAGATATGACAATCACAGGAGGGTCTACAGCTAACCTTTTTAAAACAGGTGTAGATGGGACAACAGTTGCTGCCTCAGGATCTTTTACAGTAGGTACGAGTAATGACGCTGCATTTTTATATGATGGGTCTAAACCTGTAATAATTGCAGTAAGTGCTCTCACAAATTCAGTACAGAATTTCTCATTAACACATACAACTACAGGGACCCCAGCAGCAGGCATAGGAACTGGGCTTGAGTTTATAACTGAGACTAGTGCTAGTAATAATGAGATTGGATCCATTTTAGAATCAGTTACTACAGATGCAACAGCTACAAGTGAGGATTTCGATTTAGTAGTAAAACTTATGACTGCAGGATCAGGAGCTGCAGAGATTGCACGTTTTCAATCTGACGGTAAATTAGACTTAGTGTCAGGAGCAGAGTATCAAATAGCTGGCACAGATGTATTGTCAGCTACTGTATTAGGATCAGGTGTACTAGCATCTAGCTTAACAAGTGTAGGGACTTTAACGGCATTAAATATAGCATCAGGCGCTGATTATAAAATTAATTCAACAAGTGTTCTATCAGCTACTGTATTAGGATCAGGTGTAGTGACTTCATCACTTACAACAGTAGCTGCATTAAATTCAGGAAGTATAACAAGTGGTTTTGGATCAATTGATAATGGATCTTCGACTATAACAACCACTGGAGCAATAACAGGTGGTAATTTAATAGTTGATAATGTATCTGTTAATACTAATCTTGTTTATATAAATTCTGCAGTTGATGCAGCAGGGAATGGATATCGACTTGATAGTACTGGGGGAGCTATCTATCAAGTTTACTGGGACAATGACACTACCTGTAATATTGATCTAGTAGGTTCAGGAGATAAAGTATTAGATATCAATAATAGTGGCTCTGGTGATGTTACTTTAAACGTAACTGGAGATTTAAAGGCAACTAATTTTATAGGAGCATCAGGATATACAGTTCTATTAACTATATCTAGTGGGGCAATAACTGCTACCGGATCAGCTCATGAGATAAATACTCAGGGGTCCTCATCAACTGATGATCTAAATACTATAAACGGTGGGTCAGCAGGTGATTTCTTATTAATTATACCAAATTCAGCAGCAAGAACAGTTGTAGTTAAAGATGGTACAGGGAATCTATCACTTGCCGGTGATTTTAGTATGGATGGATCAGCAGACTCAATGTTTTTGATAAATAATGGATCTGGATGGACTGAAATATCTAGATCAAATAATGGATCTTAATAAAAATAATTATGAGTAATAAAAGTATGAATATTCTAGAATTACAGATAGATGATTTAAAAAAATCTATTTCTGATATTAAAAACAATCCAAGTCAGTCATTTATTGATAAAACTACTTCTATATTAATTAATAAATTAGAAGACAGAGACAGAATTATTGATCTTGAATTAAAAAACTTTTCTAGTTCATTTAAACTTGATATTCAGAACACTTTATCTAAAGCACATTCGGATCTTGAGTTAAAAATAGATACAAAAATAAACGAAGCCTTCTCATCCTATAAAGAGAAAATAAGCTGGGGACTTGAGGCTATAAGGTTTTTTATTGTAGCTTCAATGTTTATAGCAGCAATTAAGGTAGTGTAAAAATGGTATTAAAAAAAGAAAAGTATTCAGAACATTTTTGGTCAAATGAGTTTGATTATGTAGAACCCGAAAATTCATTATTGGCGGTACTAGAAGAATTAAGAAAAAAGACAGGTCATGCAATAATCATAACAAGTGGACCAAGAACCCCTAAGAAACATATTGAGATTTATAAAGATTTAGAAGAAAGAGGAAAATTAGGCGATAAGAAATGGTACGAAGCAATCCCGTGGTCCTCTCGTCATTTACCCGCATTTGGAAAGAAACTTAGAGCGGTTGATATTAATGCTATAAAAATAGAAAATGGAATTAAATCTAGATACTCAGGTAATGAGATATATGAGTTTTTAAAAGAAATAGAAATAGAGTTAGATATTAAGTTAGGAATAGGAATAGGTAAAACATACTGTCATATTGATTCTGATAGAGAAAAATCAGCCGTATGGTATTATAGTTAATAAGGAGATTATTATGGAATTTTTTGGAATAAATTTATCAGAGACTTTTAATAACCCACTAACTGCAGTAATTACAGGTGGTTCTGGAGTTGCAGTATTTTATATTTATAAAACTATCAATACAATTTTAAACCCAACAAAGTATATTGATAAATTTTATGATTTAGGAGATAAAGTTATAGAAACTCTTGATAATCGTTTAATTGATAAGATAAGAAATGAAAAAGTTAAAGCTGATATACAAAAGAAAATTAAAGTTGTTTTATTACAGAGAAACATTAAAATACAGAGATTAATAAAAAGGATAAGTGACTAGTGAATGTATATCAGAGAGATTTTTTAAAACCTAAAGACAGATCCTTCTCAGCAGAAGACACTAGTTTTGTAACGGGGGACTCTCCTGCTACACATAATATACATGCCATTATAGGAATCAATACACATGATGGATATCTAATTAATGATGGACCTGGAGATCTATACATGACCTGGACATCAGACGGGACTAATTACTGGCAAAATGCCCGAATAAAGAAAAATGAAACATATCCTTTCAATAATATGAGTATACATTCAATTCGAGTTATATGGATATCAAATACCTCATATAGGATTAATGCAATATGATAAATAATTTAAATATTTAATGCTATAATAAAAGTAACTGATTATGACAATATCACATACTTTAAAAACAGAATAATTAGCAGAAACAACAGGAGCTTAATATGTCAGGTGGAAGAACAATAAGTCAAATAGCTGGTGAATTTGGTTTGAATAAGGATTCAACTAAAGATCCTTTTGCTGCACAAGAGAAAGCGGTAACTGAACAAGTAGGTCGTCAATTAGAAGAGTCTCAGTCTAGACAACTTGAGAGTGCTGCCTCTAGAGGCTTTGGCAGAAGTTCTTTTACAGAAGGAGCTTTTGCTAGAGAAAGAGAAGGTGTAAGTGGAGCATTAGGTACTCAGTTTGCTAAAGCTCGTACTGATGAGGCCCTTAGAAAACGTGGATTTGAGAGAGATATTATATCGACTCAATTAGGCGCAGATGTTCAATCTAGACTTCTAGCTGAATCTAGTGGAGAGCAACGCAAGACATTAACTCAACAATTAACAGGTGAAACTGGACTAATTGGTACTAGAGGAGAACAGCAACGACTTACTCAAGCAACTGGTGCTCAAGCTCAGTCAGATTTATTAACTCAACAATTAGCAGGTGAAACTGGACTAATTGGTACTAGGGCAGAGCAACAAAGGCTTAATCAAGAAATAGCTGCTCAAACGCAATCTAATTTATTAACTCAACAGGCTGAATTAAATGCACAACAGAATTTATTAGGTAGAGAATTTTCTGCAGAAGAAAACCAATTACAGAGAGATCTTCAGTTAGCATCTCAGCAAGCAGGATTTGATCAACAGACATCACTTGTAGATCAGCAACGACAAGATAGTTTAAACCAACAGGCATTAGACTTAGTATTAAGAGGTAATGTCTCACAAGAAGAAGTACAGGATCAGATCGGAAACTTACTTGGTGAAGGCGCTGTTTTAACTAATGATGATGAGGCAACACTACAGAGGATAGCTTCTGCATCAGGCCTTAGTGTAGAAGACTATACAAGCTTAAGATCAGCAATTGGTACAGCACAAGGGGCTACTATATTAGGTACTCATAAAGGTGAGATCCCTAAGACAAATGACTCTGGTGAAGAGTTATTCTTTATCGGCGATGATCGTACTTATGATCGATTAGGAATTACTAGAGGTACTGAGATTACTGCTGCTGAACTAGCTGTATTAGAAGCTGAGAATGGGGCTATTGGTACTAGACCATCTACTGTAACAGGAAACGTCTCGAATATTAATAATTTTATACAAGACCCTGAGGCAGCTAAACAATTTCAATTACAGTTAGCTAATATTCAAGCTCAAGCTCAAGTACAATCTGCTGAAGAGCAAGCTAAGAAAGTATTATGCACTGAGTTATATTCACAAGGAAGACTTCCGTTCGATATATTAATGGCTGATAACAGACATGCCTCTAAAATACATCCAGATGTAGTAGCTGGGTATCACTATTGGGCTAAACCTTTAGTTAAAGTGATGCAAAGAAGTGAGTTAGTAACTAATTTATTGTCCCCTTTTATTACAGCTTGGGCATATCAGATGGCATATAGAGAAAATGTTGTTAAAGAATCTAATAGACTTGGTAGACTATTAGAGGCTGTAGGGATGCCACTATGTAGAGTAATAGGTATTTTCACAAAGCGGAGGTTAAAATATGGCACAAACTAGTACGAGTTTAATACAGAGTCTAGGGTTACAGCCTACATTAGACAGAAGACAAAGAGAAGCGGAGCAATTAGGTCAGGCTAGAGTCCTTGAAGGAAAAGTAGAGGCTCAGAGAGTTTTTAGTAGAGCTAGACAAAAGAAAAGTACTTTTCAGACTATTGGTGCATTATTAGGAGCTGCAGGTGGAGCGATTGCTACAGGAGGCTCTCCTCAAGGAGCTTCTGCTGGAGCTAAGGTTGGCGGAGCTATTGGTGGAGGCGCTTCTGGCGTTTCATCTAATGTGGGGCCAACTGGAGAGGCTGCTGAGGGGATTAGTGCTGGTTTAGGGTTAGCTACTTCTTTCTCAGAAGCAGCAGCTAACAGAGGTGCAAAAGAATCTTCTAAATTATCTCGAAGCAAGGATTTGCTTGTTAATGAAAAAGGTGAACAAGATGCAAAAGGTAAGTTTATTGGAACATTTAAGACAGATAACTCAGGAAATATTGGTGATTTTTTAGGACTTAAAAAAGTCTCTAGAATTGGTGAAGATGAATTATTAAAAGGAAGAAAAGAATCACAGACCGTTGAGGCGATAAAAAGAAAAGAGGCTGCGTCTGGTATAAATGCAGATTTAGATCAATTAAAAAGACAGAGAGATGTAGCACAGACTCAGGTTAAAAGATTGCAGAAACGAAAATTAGATATTGATACTAAAGATATTCCTGCCTTTCAATCAGAGTTAAATGATCTAGATCCTATAGAAAAATCATTTATTGATCTAGGTAAAATAACAGATGAACTAGCAGAATCAGGTAAACTTGGAGCTATTTCAGGAAGATTATCTAACCTTAAAGATGTAGTAGCACCTAATGATCCTCTTATTGCACGATTTAATACTATATTAAATATAATGACCCCATTTACTTCGAAGTCTTTAGCTAAAAATTTAGGTGCTCAATCTGATAAAGATATATCTTTGGTACAAAAAGCATTACCTATGTTAAAAGGTACAGCTCCATATAATAAAGCGATAGTAAGTCAATTACTTTCTCTTATTGCTGATAGAAAAGAAGCAATAAATAAGGATATAGATATGTTTACTAAAATATCATCTGATCTTGAGTTTTCATCAGCCCCAAGATTTAAAACATTTGAAGATGCTAATAATGCATCATTACCATCAGGTACAATTATTTATGTATTTAATGGGTCTAAATATACTAAGGCTAGAGTAGACTAATGAGTTTTACATTTATAGAGGAAGATAATATACCATCAGAAGTAGACCTTAAATTATTAAATGATACAAAGAAAACTTCTTTTACATTTATAGAAGATGAAGAATTACCTACAGAAAACATTATACAAGAACAAGAGATTGTAAAAGAACAAGAGATTGTAAAAGAAGAGCCTGTAATTGAAGAGCCATCAAAAATACCTTCTTTTATTAGCCCGTTAAGAAAAGATACACAAAGAGAAGCGTTTACAGCTCCTAATGTGGGTTTAACTGGTGGAGAGTCAGTTATAGCAGGGAGCGCCCCTATATCTCTTGGTATTGGAGGATCTTTAGGTGGGGCGGCTATAGGCACTGCAATATTACCAGGGGTGGGTACAGTTGTCGGTGGTATATTAGGGGGATCATTGATGTCTGGAGTAGGTAGTGTTGTCGGGGATGTGTTAAGGGAAAACTTTGGTGGAGAAGAAACTACTAGAGAACAGAAATTAAGTAAGGCAAAATCAGAGGCAATCACAAGTGGAGTAGTAGATGTAGCTACATTAGGAACAGGTAAATTCGCAAAGGCAGCATTTAGACCATTTTTAAGAGGTGTGTCTAAAGATATTCGTCGTCTTAAAGCTCTTAAATTAGCTTCAGATAGATCTAATTTAGCAACGAGAAAATTACAGAACCAGATTAAATCTATAAAAATAAAAGTTAAAGATGCTAATAAATCTATTAAAAATACGTTTAATACAAAGTCTTTACATAAAGAAAGAATATCAAACAAGGCTATAGATAAATTATCAGGTATTGTAAATAAAGAAGCAGCAACGGTAGCAAAGGATCTTTCTATGGCTTCTAATAAAGCACTTAAAGCTGTAGGTCTTGAATATGATAAATTAGACAAAATTTTCGGTAAAAACAATATTGATCTAAGTGATTCTATTGAGGATTTAGATATTATATTAAAATCTGATGACCCATTAATATTAAGTTCTTTAAGCAGCGTGAAGGGTATATCTGATAAATTAGCATCTAAAGTGAAATCAGGATCTCCATTTAATGTATCAGACGCAGTTGCATTGAGACGAGCTATGAGTAGTAAAATAAGAGCACTTTATAATAGAGGTGGAGAAATGAGCGGTGCGCTTGCAGATAATATGTCAGATATATTAACTAAATTAGACTCACAATTAGATGTAGCTACAGATGGCGGATCATCTGAGTTAAATAAAAGATATAGAGAAGTTCTTAATCTTAGTAAGGCTAATAAGCTATTCAGAGATGATTTAGCAAGGGCTGGTAATGCTGGATTACAGAATGCTGAGGATATTGTAAGAATAAATTTAAAATCACTCCAAGATGACGCAGCTAAATCAGGAGATAACTTTTTTAGAGTAGAACCTAAAAAAGCATTGGCTGCAGCAAGAAAAGGGGAGACTATTTTTAATTTAGGTAGTCAAAAAGCACTTAAACTTACTAATCAGTCTAAAGTATTAAGAGCCTCTAAAGTACCTGAGATGGTTGAGATGGCTGACTCTATTGATAAGTCTTTGATAAGAGCTGCAAGGGCTACTGTCAGTAAATCTAATATTAAACAAAGTCTTAAAACACTTGGCGCAGATGATAAGATTGCTTCTGAGTTATCATCTGAACTTGAGAAGAAAGTACTTAAACAAAGTGAGCTTAAATTATTATTTGATGTTAAATTATCTGAGTTAGCTAAAAGCTCGAAAATATCTGAGGATTTACTAGGTATATATATAGCTGGTAATAGTATAGCTGCATTCACATCTGCGCCTTTCTCTAACGCTATTCGTGCGTCGCTTAATCTTTTTTCTTTAAGGAAATGGGCTCCTGTTGTAGCAGATACAGTTGACCCTATTTTGACTGACTTTATAAATGCAACATTGAGAAGCCCTACTGTTAAAAACGAAACAGTTAAACAGATGCTTCAGACTATGTTAGTCGATATTAATGGGGAATAATTTTTCATAAAGGTACTTAAGTATATTCGTTAGCCCAAACCCAAGTATCAGCATTATTAGTGCAAAGAAAGTTTTTATTATTACGTTTAACAATGTGTCTATAAACTCCATAAAAAGTTAACGCATAATACTAACAATAATAGACGACACAAGGCTAATAAAAATAGTTCCTATTACCATTCCAGCAGCTATATTCGTAATTAAAGAGATATCTAGTATTATAATTTTATTTATTCCTCAATTAGCCAGAGTATAGTTTTTAAATACTTAGCTTTTATTTTATATGTCATAAACTGTTCTTTTGGTATTTTTGTGAATGTTATATCGTGAACATCGCTTAGAGTATCGTTAATCTCCTGCAACTCGTCTAAGTACCCCTCTGCCTTTGTGTCTAATTTATAGTTTTTTTTCTGATCGTCTATAGTACCATATTTAATAATAAATTTATTAAATGATTCCTCATAGGGAGTCACTATAGGCTCAATGTGAGTGATTAGTTTAGCTATCTCGTAGTTAAAGCTAAACTCAGCGTCTTTAATGTCTTCAATTACTTTAAGCGACTCATAAGCTTTTTTAAGCTCATTCATTGTCAGTCCAAAGGTAGTTCCCACTGGCTTTACTGTATCAGTACTCATTTTTATTTCTCCTCGTCATTTGTTATTAAGAACCAGATATACTGAGTCATAGACATGTCTCGATGAGACGACTTGTCTCTTAGTATTTTCTTCTGACCATTTGTTATTCTCATATAAAAGTATTCTTTCTTTTTATCCATTAATCAATTCCTTTTTTTTGGTAGGGCTCCTTTAACTGGGACACCTATCATAGCCCTACCAGAGGGCCCTTCCTTAAATACATTTAATATTTAAGGAAGGGCCTTGTTTACCTACAGCTACCACTGCAATCTATTAATATGCCATCATAAATTGCTAATTTTTCAATAGATTTATTATATACTTTTATTGATAATGAATTTATAAATTTAGGCATATTATTATTTTTTAAAATAAATTTTAATACAGTTTTTCTTACCTTTTTATTATGATGTGACTGTCTATATCTTTTTATATATTTATAATCATAAGAATTAATATAATTTAAAATATCTTTATTTTCATAAAATTCTTTTTCGAAATTAGAGTCAATTCCAAAAAGACATATAGATTTATCCTTCATTTCCATTTCATCACATATATCATAAACTCTATCACGTATGTAACCGATAGCTATTTCTAAATAAAATTCTCTGTCCATTACTCAAGACCCTCTACCATAGCAGTTGTACTAGCATAACCTGCGATATCTACTAGGTTATCTCTTTTGTGACCGGACTGTTCTCTAGCAACCTTAAATAATATCATCATAAGAGCTACGTCTTTAGGTGTTAATATTACACACTCATCTTTATTCTCAAGGTACGCAGTCCATAAATTAGCAATTTTAGTAAAGTTCTCTACTGGATGTCCGTAGTCTTTCTGTCTACTTCCTCTGGTGAGTTCAAGGGCTTCTTCTAATATTGATTTTTTTTCAGTCATACGTAAAATGTACTATACAATGTTATGAGAAGTCAAGTAATCCTTAACCTCATCAACGCTATTAGCCACAAAACCTATACCACCACAGTTAATAACTTTATCAATAAATCGTACCTGTAGTTTAGTAGCTCCTGCCTTATTCTCAGGTGTCTTAACCTCAATGGCTACAAACTTACCGTTAATAAGTCCTAGTAAATCTGAGATGCCAGACATCTGCATAGGGCCTCCATGTATTTTAAAGAAGAACCCTTTACCTAAACTATTTAAATATGTCTGTATTTTCTTAACTATCAGAGTCTCTGGTTTAGATGCCATTATTTAATTCTTTTCGTAAACATATTGCAGTAACCGTCTGTATTAACACAGAGTGCTGCACAATTGTTATTATAATTAGCTATAGTGTGATTATCACATGATGTACATACTACTTTATCTATATCATTTATCAGTAACTTAAAAAGGATCTCTGTATTAATTCCAATGCTGTCTAAGTATTTTAGATCATCTAGTTTTTCTATTTGTCTATATAAGTTATAAAATCTTTTATTTTCTTTTATTAATTCTTCTTTCCCTTCAATTAAAGCCTTTGCCCTATTCCTACGTCTGATATCATTGTCCAATATATTTTCTTCTTCATTTATCATTATTTAACAATCCCTTCATATTGCATTTTTATATCGTGTAGTACACGAAGTTCTTTAATAGACATATGCTTCACAGAGGCTGTCTCCTCTTTTGTATAATGCACAACTCTCCCGTCATCACCTTTAAGAGCCATAGAAGTAAAGTCTTCTGACATATACAACGTTTTCCCAGGGTAGAACGACATCCCAGATTCATCTCCTAGAGAGGTCATCGTGTCAGGGAAGTCAGTACGTTTCACAGAATCCCAGTTATACCGACCCTCTTCTTCTCGCCACCCCACATTATTATATTTCTCACTCGCCAGTTTCTTACATACAGCCAGGTGCTCTTCATAAATACTGTAGTTTTTTTTAGTGTTCAGTATCAGTAAATAATCCTTAATTTTATTTAAAAATTTATATTCTTTTGTTTTGAAAAAGCTACTCATTAGTCAAAATCCTCCATATTAAATATTTGATCTTCTACAGGTACGCCTTTATTTGATTTGTATATATAGATGTCCTCCATCACATCCTCGTCATGGTCCTTCTTATAAGTGATCAATGACTCCAGCATACGTGTAGGGTCTAATAATAACGCAGCTCCTCTTTTCCCTTTATTGTTATAAGTCTTGTGCTCACATTCCTTGTCTATCACGTCAAATTTACGTAACAGTTGTTTAAGTACCTGGTAGTTCACATACTCGAAGTCGTCCTCATACTCTCTTGTCTTTAATGTCCTTTTGATAAACGAGTCAGTAATCCCTGTACGCATATAAATGTCACCATCGTGATATAGTGTCATATCTTCCTGCAACCCTTGCTGGACGTTCTTCGTCCATTTATACAGCAGCTCTACAATCTCAAGAGATTTACTATCGCCACCAAAAGCCTCTGCTGTCTCCACCGCACGCTTTGCCTTTAATAATAATTCACCGAATACGTCAAAGTCATCGTCATAACTATCGACCAACAAGGCCACAGATAAATACGGAGTCCATAACTCTTTTGCCCTAAACGTAACCTTGTGGTCACTTAAGTCTTCTTTATAATGCTCGATCTCTGAGACGTATATATCTTTGATATCATCTGCGTACTGCATGCCAAATGTGTACAGCATATCTCTAAGCTCTGTGATCTGTGGAGCTATCTTCTCCTCTATAAGCTCTTCTATTTTAACGTCTTCTTTAGCACGTCTCATCTCTATCATAATAGTCCTATCAGCTAAAACCTGATCTAAAGTCTTAATCCCTGCAAAAACTTTAATGCAATAGTTACTATAAGACACAACTGAGTTATTAGGTCCCTCACATCTAGCTGCACTACCACTCTTTTTATAGCCTGACTTAAGTAACTCTAACTTCTCTGACCCACTATTATCTTTAGCCTTGTGACTTGGGTTTAAGTTTTCTGCCTCGTCCATTAATAGAATAGGTCTGTACATCTCAATTGACCTGAATAACGCAGCGTCTGAGATAGATGAACTCATTTTTGCGTTAAAACCTAGCATCTGGAATATCTCAAGTAAAGTTGTCTTCCCAGAACGCTTCTCAGCCCATAAATGTATATAACCAGTAGCGTTGAACAACATATACACCATAGAGGTCATAATAACTATCGCACAAAAGGATGCCTCGTAATCTTCCTTGAAATACACATGTTTCAGTATTCTTTCTTTAATTTTTTTGTATAACTCAGCCGGATTTACTTTACTATCACCTTTTATATAGTTCTCTACAGAATAAGGGGAATCTTTAAATGACCAGTACTCACATATAAAGTCAGGGTTTAGTTTTTTAGTAAGCGCAGAACTCTCTGTGATTATCTGATAATCAATTAACTCATTAATTTTTTTATTAGACGTGACAAGAAATGCTTTATTAATTATCTTCATAATCCCTCTATTGTCAGTGACATGCTGAGGTCTTGTGATTGTGTAGTATAGAACGCCTTCTTTATAGTCCTGCCCACTACTGATAAGTTTTATATCTGTATTGTTGTCCTCAAATATAGACTCATCTTTCTTATCCTGAAAGTCTATCATCTCAGTCAGTGACTTATCTCTATTAGGATTTTTTGTTAATTGCATCATCTTACTAAGCAGTTTAGGCAATGACGACAATCTAAATCGCTTCTTAATTTTATCTCGTATAAAAACCTCAGCTAGCTCTTGTGACTGCTTAGATAATATAGTTAATATATCTGACAATGCGTCCATTAATATCGCTTTATCAATATCTGCAGGTATTGCGTCTAATAAAGACTCTAGGTATGTCTTAGCCTTTGGCTTGAGTTCTGTGAACTTATCGATACCATATTTACTAATAAACTCAGCAACATCTATCTTATCCTGCCCATCAGGTCTAGGCAGAAGTATAATAAAAGGGTTAACACCAGCATCAATAAGCATTTCACAAATTCGTCCAGTGCCTTTCTGCCCAGCTCCGTTTTGATCGTTATCGTTAGCAATATATACAGTATTAAATTTCTTACAAAAGCCCACAACTTTTTCATATTCGTCCTTTTTAAATGATGTAGTTACAGCTGATACTGAGTTAATATTGTGCATTTTTAAGGATAAATAATCAGTAATCCCTTCTGTAATAACTACGTCATCATGATCTCTACTACATGACACTATCTCGTTATTGATTGCAGTAGACACATACGGCCTTTTAACTGAATTAATATACTGCTTAAAATACTTGGGAGGGTCTTTATCCCCCCACTTATTTGTAGATGACGTTTTCCTACCTATGGTATATTTAATCCTACCGAAATTATTGTAAGGTATAACTATACGTCCTTGGTAGATATGAAATACTCCAGTAGATGTCTTCTCAGATTTATTAAATAATCCAGTCGATAATAACTCCTCCGTTGTGAAGAACTCAGATAGACGTATAGAGGGGCATTCTCCTCCGAAACCCCACGACTCACTACTTAAAAAGTCTTCACTTAACCCATAATTACGCATAACTGACTCAAGTAATGGCCTAGATCTCTTGAATAACTGACGTTTATAATCGGCTACAACACACTCAATAATGTCGAAGACAGACTCGCTATTACTATACGTGTCTGAGTTAGACAGATTATACTTCTCGGCTAAGTGTCTGATTGTTTGTTTAAAGGAGTCCGTACCGCCCTTACCTGCTGATGACTGGCCGAATTTAACTAACTCTACTAAATGTATATAACTGCCATGAGCCCCACAGTTAAAACAATTAAATGTCGGTGAGATTGTATTGACCTGGAAGCTTGTACCTGACTGAGAGTCATGACCTGTAGGGCATCGTCCTATATAGTTATGACCTTGCAGCTCTAATCCTGGTACTAATGCCAGAATCTCATCTGTCGTCAGTACATTATTTATGTCATCTATTATTGTCATTTAACTGACTCGATTAGCTTAGTGTTCTCATATTTATTTCCTATTATTTCCATATATCCTATATACCCGTGTGAAATAAAAGAACCAATAATATAAGGTTTATTTAATTCGAATAAAGCAAAGGAACCTACTTTAAAACGCACTTCATATTTATCTTCTCTATTAAATCCTAAGTTTTCATCAAGCCAAAAGAACTCACAGCTGTCATTATTAAAAGAATCTGGGAATATCAATATATCACCTTCATAAATCTCAGATCCATTTTTATCTTTTATTCCTGTGTATTGCATTAAAGTTTTAGTTTTACATGTATTAAAACCCTTATGTTCCCCACAATAAACCTGATATTCGTCACTTAGATCTATTTCATATAACTGAACAATTTTACTATTATCTTCATCCCAGCCCCTAAACTTAATCTCTCTCATAAACTTCTCCCTTTTAGTGCAATATATCAAACGTTATTGGCTTGAATATACATAAATCTTCTGTTAAAACTCGTCCGTATATTTTATGTACCTCATCTACAGGTATCCCTTTGTCATTCTCAAATAATGCGATGTCTCTATGCTCTAATCTTGTCCCTGCTTGTATGTTTCTTGCTGAGTATAGTGAGACTTTATTTATTGGGTCTTTAGTCATTTCATTAAATTATGTATTAGAGCATCAAGTAAATCTGGCTCACCAATACATAGAATTATGAGAAGAATTATGAGAAGAACTATAAAAAATCCACTAAGGTCTATATTTATTCTATTATCACTCATCTTCTTCTAAGTCCTCTATTAACTTAGATAAAGAATGATCTACTTTTCTAGTCATTATTTTAAACCTCATCACTCAACACCTCTCACAAGCTCAAGGGCCTGTTTACTATTAAAATCCTTACTCTGTAAAACCTTGTACACTGCCTCATCTATACTATTCTCTGCCAATAAATAGATATAGAACAGACAGGTGTGCTTACTACCTGTAGCCCTTAAAATACGTCCTCTAGACTGAACATGATTCTTACGAGAATAGTCTAACTCGTAGAAAATACAGTACTGAGCTGACGGTATAGAATAGCCCTCAGACTTCTGTAACTGAGCAATCCACACCATAGTACTGTCGGTATTATACTTAAGGTATAAGTCCTTCTCTTTAGTACGCCCGTCATAAATATAATAACTCAAACCTAACTCATCACATAAAGAAGCAACATTATCTATACTTCGTCTGAACCGACAGAAAATGACTGTCTTCTCAGTGATACCTGATAAAGTCTCTTTTAAGACCTCAATTTTATCTCGTCCTATCTCGTCGATGATATCGTTCTCTTTATCTACCAAGAAACCAGACGTTATCTGAGATAATCTGATCATACGCTCAAGGACATTAGAGGCCTCAATGTCACCTCTGTCATTCTCTATCATCATATGGGTCTTTAACTCTTTGTATAACTTTTTTGTGTTATTATTTAAATGAACGGTCTTTATTATATTCTTCTCGTCAGGCAAATTGTCCATAACATCTCTAATGTCGAACTTAATAGAATTTGTTGCCACTAACTCTTTTATCTCTCTCTCATTACGAGTACCCACTATCTCATAGGCCATATACCCGCCCATAATAAAGTACCTATTCTTAAAACTAGTGTACTTACTACCAAAGACACTAGGGTCTATGATCTGGTATGGCATGAACAGGTCATCATAGTTATTACTAATAATAGTACCTGTTAACCCGACTCTTATATCTATAGAACTCGCTATCTTAAATGAGGCTTTAGCTCGAATAGAGGTGCGTGACTTACAGTTATGTATCTCGTCGAATATAACCATGTCGTACTTCTTCTTTATCAGGTTGTCAGATAACTTCCCTAAAATCTCGTAGTTTATGATGTCGAATACAGTAGCTGAGTCTTCGATTAATTGCTTACGTTTATCTAATGACCCAACAATTATAGTGTGGTCGAAGTCTGAGTGTATCTTGATCTCATTACCGAAATTCCACATTATAGAGGCGGGGGATACAACTAATACCTTCTTAACCTCACCCTTAGCCCATAAGTAACTGACTGCATCAATCGCACCTTTACTCTTACCTGTACCAACTCCTGCGAATATAAAACATTTTCTCTTATTCACTATCAGTGACGTTATAGACTCCTGATGTTTATATGGAGTTGTCTTGTACTCAAGACTCTCTAAGAACTTATCTAGCTTAGACATTTTCTCAGTAAAAAAAGTGACGATCTTGGGCTCTATTGTAATAGATATAGACTCGCTTCTCGCCTTCTCAATAATAGCGTTATAAGTCATTAATGACGGGCTAAATGCCCAGCCCTTCAATGCCCCACTCCATCTACCACCTAAGAATTTTGGGAAATCTCTCTCCCTATAGCTACAGTAAAGCACCATTTTTTTGTTACGTATTTTTAATTCCATAGAATTATCTTCTGTTAGTGATTGTTCTTTGTTTACGTTGCGTGACTCGCTCTGTCTCTGTCACAGGACACTCGATATGCGACTCTTTGTTATTTGAGCTTCTTAGAACAATTGCCTTACAGTAAGTAGCGAGAGGCATGTCTAGTGCCTCCGCTGCCTTACGCAATATCTCGTGATCATCTTCGTCTATGTTCAAATGAACCATTTTAGTTTTCTTAGCCATTAATCTAGCTCACTAACGTCAAACTTAGGCTCATCGTCTGGCTCAGAATCACTTAAGTCTGACATTACAGGGTTGATATCCATAACCATTTTACGTACTTTAGATGCTTCTTTGACTACTGACTCGTCGTTGAAACCAGGGTTAATTTTATATCTGGCAACAGTATATGACTTAGTGCCTTTTTTAGCTTCTTCTGTATATAGTGTGTAGTTACGAGCAAATACAGGCTCACTATTACCCTTCACAAACTTAGCAATAGCAGTAGATAATTTCTTACCTGTTCTATAACTAGTTGCCTTAAATGAGACTATGAACGGAAGACCTGGGTTATTATTTAAAATAACAAACATATCTATAAACGCACATTTCCACTTATCTTCTTCATTTAGTAAATCTCCGTTATCCCATACTTGACCGTCTGAGCTTTGCTTTTCTAGCTGGAAATCAGAGTTAAACTTTCGCCAGGTTTGTTTAATACGGCATACAGTCACAACGACCTCTTTACCTAATCCCTGTCCTGTTGCTGAGTCATACCATTCACCTTTATTAACACCCTCTTTGTCCTCATGTGCCATCTGTAGAAACGACTTCTCAATAATATCCGATGTAATATCGTCCGCTCCGTCTGCGCTAAATTTCTTCAAGTATGCTGGCACTAATGCCACCTCTTCTTTTGTTGTCTGTATTTCGTTTGTCATGTTATTCTCCTTTAACTGTCTTTAATTAACCGATAGAACGTAATAAAAAATAGCTTAATCCTAGCTACACCAGTAAGCCCTACTTCCTTCTCCTCATATAATCGAGGTAAAAACGACTTTATCTCTCCTCCTTTATTTTTACTTCTTCCTGAACGTGATTTTTTGATACGAATCATTGCAGTCAACTCCATCTGTGATTGGGTCTGGTACGATCCCGTCTTTTAATAACTTATTTATCTCTGATGCTTTTAAAATATCTTTCTTTAATAATTGAGGGTTCTTTGACACCCAATACAGACACTTCTCTATGTCAGTTACCTTTATACTCAGCTCGTCAGACATGTAAGCTCCGTAATTACTACTGACAATCTTATCCTGACCAGTGTCTTTTAATATCTTCTCAATATCTGAATCTAACTCCGACATCTCGTCCTTACGTGGCTTTATCTCCTCTTTCATTATACTCTCAACCTCGTCAACTAACTGTCTCTTACGTGTCAATAACTCTATAGAGTATATATCTACCTTCTTCGTTAACTCCGTTAACTCTTTCTTACGTTGTAATAACTCTTCAAATTGATCTGTCATTAATTACCTCTCCCTTGTGAGTAAACCCAGTTATTCAATAACTCATTTATATCTGACTGCGTTAAATTCTCCATACATAAATCACACAATTCAATGCGATGATCTGGGTTACAGTGAAGGCATTCTTGTAAAGTTCTAGGCAATGTTTCAGTTTTTTGTAGTAGCATTTTTTTCTCCCTTTAGTTTTATGAGCTTAATATGTCTTGTATTTCTGAGTATTGGTAATCTGTTAATTTAATTACTTCATCGTTCAATATCATCTGATATTTTGACGGGTTCTCAATTAGTCTTACTGCAAAAAAAGGTAGCTGGAATGTTCTCTTGCAGTCTAATTCACTCTTAACCTGTATACCGTAATCACAGTCAACTACACATTCATCCACATAAAAAATATCTCCTACGTGAAGTTCAAAAGGGTTCCATCTGTTCACAGAACCATTTTCTCCAGCGTCCCAAGATCTCAATATCTCAATTTTACTGCCAGGCACAATAGAATTTGATTCTATGAAGGCCAGTGTTAGTGTTTTATATGCCTCAGCAATATTGCGTTTTGACATATATCTCTCATCTGTTGTTCTCATATTTTCTCCCTTTGTTTCTTAAGTTATAGGTATAATATATAATAAATAAGTACTTGTCAAGTATCTATTTATTCTCTTTTTTTACATATATATCTTGTATTTTAGTGGTAAATTCAGTTAATTTGTGCTCAACATAACTTTTTATGTCTAATTCTCTGAGTGCATTAGTTTTAATCCTGCGTATAACTATTTTTTTATGGGTTAGTTTCACAGCTGCAACGGCTATGCTGTATGGGATTATTAATATCACACAGTAACTCGCTGCTATCAGTATCTCTATCGGTGATAACTCCATTTTTCTCGCCTCTTATAGTCATACTAGCACAGTATGTTTTAGTGGCTGTTGTTAGCTCTGTGAATATAGTGAATGGGTCTTGTATATCTATCATAGTTGTATCCCCCATTTCTTACATTGTCGTCTAGTGTACCCGAACTTCTTCTCGAATAGCGTAGTCTTCCTTTTTTTTATGACATATTCTGTACAGTCACTGTTGTATATGATTGTTTTCTTACACCATAACCCTGTACGTTCGTCCTTCTTATATATCGTCAACTCACGTGTATTTTGTAGTAGCATTTTTAGTTCTCCCTTTTTTACCTGTCTACATTATCAATAGCATCAAGTATTTTACCTCTGATAAGCTCAATTAACTCGTCTATGTCCTCAAAATAAGCGCCCCCGATAAGTCTAGAACCGTTCGTCTCATACTCTATTAAGTCATCATTAAGACTCGATAGTATTTTTAATATATTCATCAATGTCGCTTTTTTTTACTTATTGTCATTTTTCATATCCTTTTTTCAACCTATAATCTGGTCTTTAGCGCAATCGTCACACACACATATATCTGTTGTCTCCAGCACACTATCGTCTAAGTCACAGACACATAGCCAGCATTGGTCCATTTTACTCATAAATCACCCTTAATAATTGACCTCATCACATCGTCAAACTCACTCACATCACCGTTGTCTTCTACTAACTCCACTAATGTACTGATTACACTTGAGAGTGTGTGTAAAACTTCTCTAATTCTCTCATCACGACCCTCATATTCTCCTAATTTTATATGTTGAGTCACTGCATTAATTATTTGTTTCTGTAGCATTTAGTTGTCCTTTCCTGATTTGGCTGACAAACCAGGGCTCGAACCTGGACTACGAGTACCAAAGACTCGTGTGCTGCCATTACACTATTCGTCATAATTACCTATGTCTTGCGTATGTTAATCTTTATAAGGGTCGATAATTTCAGATCCAGCCATTGCAACGCCAATAGGTCTTAGCCTGTGCACTACCTCTATTGTACTACCTTGGTAAGTGAGAACTTCTTCAAGATTTTTATAGCACTCAGGTGCTTCATCTGCTCCAGCTCCACGTAATACAACTTTACTACTGACCCTTTCTTTTACCGTGTCAAAGTCAACCTTACCTTTAGTAACTATTGTTGGACGCTTTACTCCATCCTCTCCGCGCATCCACCTCTTTTTACCAGCCGCTTCTGACCTAGACATTACCCTACCCGCCCCGTGTATAGTAGAGTAAAGCCCTTCTCTAGCTTCTTTTGAGTCGACACCTTTTACTATTACGGAATAGTCCTCCATATTTGAACCGATGAATCCAAACTGCCCCGGGAATGCAGGAGTGCAACCCTTCCTAACAACATTATACGTTTTACCAAAATGCTCTTCTTCCCAAGAAAAATTATGATGATTATGTACCTCAAATGAGACATCTTTTGTGCCTAATATTGAAAGAACCTTATCAACGACAACATCTCTACCAGCATAAGCATAATCCCCGGCTAACTTCATGGCTTCTATATAGTCTTGTCCAATAGTAGAATCAATATCTAGAAGAATAGGCTTAGAATCCATTGAGCCTTCTTTTCCTTTTTCATTAAATTCTAAACCCTGAGACAATGCAATAAACCCAGTTGCTGTTTTGTGCCCAAATCCTCTAGATCCAAAATGAACACCGACCCACAAAAAACCCTCTTCATCTTCAAATAAATCAATGTAATGATTACCGCTCCCAATAGTACCTAATTGAGGAATAGCCGTCTTTAAAAGCTCTCTTTGCGGTTTAAATACAGAATTCTGTATTTTATCGAAAACAGGATGGTCTACTGGCTCATTATTTATACGTCCTACACCAAATGATATACGTCTAACTATTTCATCCATTACATTTTCAACATCTACATCGTTGGCTTTTATTGTCGTTCTTACGGCCTTATTACCGCAAGCTATATCAAATCCCACACCTGACACTGATACGTGCTTCTTATATGCTATAGCCCCTCCTATAGGATGAGCATAACCGTAATGTGCGTCAGCGGTAAGAACACCTATATCTTCTTCACCAATACACCTTTCAAGTTGTCTAATTGATTTTTCATCTATAATTTCTTTACCAAATATTTTCATTATTTTTTCCTTTCCTATTCCACTCGAATACCAATAAAACTAAGAAACATAATCAATAAACGACATATCAGTATAAGTAACCCTGAAAAAAAAACTAATAATACAAAGAACACACCACCTAATGCTATTTGTAATAATCCTTTAATTATTTCTTCCTTAATCACTCTCTTTATCCTTTATTTTCTGCCCCTAACTTAACTAACTCTTTTACTACCTCTTTATTACCGTTAGAAGCTGCCAACATAAGAGCCGTCCTTCCACGCTCAGTTGTAGCCTCTATATCCGCCCCTGCCTGAACTAACGCGCTGACTGCCTCTGTATGACCTCTTAAAGCTGCCACCATAAGAGCCGTATATCCATACCTATTTGTAGCCTCTATATCTGCCCCTGCCTTAACTAACACTTGGATTATCTCTTTATGACCTTTACAAGCTGCCAACATAAGAGCCGTCTTTCCATTATCATCTGCAGCCTCTAGATTTGCCCCTAACTTAACTAACTCTTTTACTGCCTCTTTATTACCGTAAAAAGTTGCCAATATAAGAGCTGTATATCCCCAACTATCTCTAGCCTCTAGATTTGCCCCTGCCTTAACTAACTCTTTTACTAACTCTTTATCACCTTTATAAGCTGCTTCTAATAATTTATGTGTCATTTGCTACTCCTTTAAATCAGCCTTTCTGGCCAGCCATTCCTCGAATGTTAGAAAATCTATGTCTCCGAACTGACTATAATATGTACTGTAGTATTTATATTTTTTCTTATTCTCATAGTTAGGCTTTAATACATAAAATTCAATATATAGAAGGAACCCTAGTAATAATATGACTGTTATTATTATATTTAACCATTTCCAGTCTTTATACATAATGTCTAGTCTAGTCATTAGTCTAGTCATTACTCTATTCTTTCTAATTCTTTTAAGCGATTCTCTATTTCATCTAATCTACTTGATATTCTCGACATTATTAGGGGTTCTTCTGTTTTAAAAGAGTACATATCTATATCCTTTTCAAAGATAGTCGTATTTACATACCGAAGTGCCTCACCATACTTCTTAACTGCCTCAAGACATATATCTTCTGTCTGTGTATTTACATACTGAAGTGCCTCACCATTCTGCTTAACTGCCTCAAGACATATATCTTCTGTCTGTGTATTTACATACCGAAGTGCATAACCATACTGCTTAACTGCCTCAAGACATATATCTTCTGTCTGTGTATTTACATACTGAAGTGCCTCACCATTCTGCTTAACTGCCTCAAGACATATATCTTCTGTCTGTGTATTTACATACTGGAGTGCATAACCATTCTGCTTAACTGCCTCAAGACATATATCTTCTGTCTGTGTATTTACATACTGGAGTGCATAACCATACTGCTTAACTGCCTCAAGACATATATCTTCTGTCTGTGTATTTACATACTGGAGTGCCTCACCATTCTGCTTAACTGCCTCAAGACATATATCTTCTGTCTGTGTATTTACATACTGAAGTGCCTCACCATTCTGCTTAACTGCCTCAAGACATATATCTTCTGTCTGTGTATTTACATACTGGAGTGAATCACCATTCTGCTTAACTGCCTCAAGTGCCTCTGCTGGTGTGTATTTTATTATGTCTTGCTCATCCCCGCATACTGCGTCTAAAAACTCACTTAATATCATTTATTTCTCCTTTGTCTTTAATCGACTTAATTAAATCTTTGATAAGCTGAGTCTCGGATTTACTGAGTACTTTAATCTCCGTTTGTTTGATTATGACTAATGTATCTACACTATTTATAACTACCTCACCCCTATTTTCCATCTTATTTAGTGTATGTAACGCCTCTGCTTTTATACTTTTACTAAAACTTCTTGCCGTTACTGGCACTGATCTTGTTAATAATCCCGCTGCTCTTGCTATGTTCATAAAACTACCTCCATAAAGTTATATCTTGAGTTGTAACCGTAATTGTAATTATAATCTTCTAGTAAATCATTCAATTCATTTGATGATTGTGATACCTTTGATATGATACGGTTTGTATTCCCTGTTAGTTTCTCGATGCTTTCTAATTCTTCTTTAGTCATTGTTTTTCCCCTTATTTTTATACCCAACTGAGCTGATATCCCCATCTGAGCTTATATCCCCATCTGAGAGGATAGACCCATCTGAGATGATATCCCCACCTGAGCTGATAGCCCCAACTGAGATGATATCCCCACCTGACCTTATAGACCAATCTGAGATGATATCCCCACCTGACCTTATAGCCCCAACTGAGATGATACCCCCATCTGAGATGATACCCCCATCTGAGAGGATAGACCCACCTGAGCTTATATACCCACCTGAGCTTATAGACCCACCTGAGATGATATCCCCATCTGAGCTGATAGCCCCATCTGACCTTATAGAAAAATTAGTGAATATATCTATACTGAATTGGACATCAGAAGGGAAATATAACTCTCCATCTAATTCATATTCTTCTAATTCACTTTCTTTTTCTATTATTATTAGTTTGTTTTTACTCATTTTTTATTCCCATCTGAGCTGATATCCCCACCTGAGCTGATATACCCATCTGAGCTGATATACCCATCTGAGCTGATAGCCCCACCTGACCTTATAGACCAATCTGAGATGATATCCCCACCTGACCTTATATCCCCACCTGAGCTTATAGACCCACCTGAGCTGATAGCCCCATCTGAGATGATATCCCCACCTGACCTTATATCCCCACCTGAGATGATAGCCCCACCTGACCTTATATCCCCACCTGAGCTTATAGACCGACCTGACCTTATATACCCACCTGACCTTATAGCCCCACCTGACCTTATAGACCAATCTGAGATGATATCCCCACCTGACCTTATATCCCCACCTGAGCTTATAGACCGACCTGACCTTATATACCCACCTGACCTTATAGACCGACCTGACCTTATAGACCGACCTGACCTTATATACCCACCTGACCTTATAGACCCATCTGAGCTGATATCCCCATCTGACCTTATAGACCCATCTGAGCTGATATCCCCATCTGACCTTATAGAAAACTTAGTGAATATATCTATACTGAATTGGACATCAGAAGGGAAATATAACTCTCCATCTAATTCATATTCTTCTAATTCACTTTCTTTTTCTATTATTATTAGTTTGTTTTTAGTCATTTTCTATCCC